CTCATCGGTACCGCCACGATTGACAAAGAGAAAGGCTTTTTTGTACAGGCCCATATCTTGATCGTCACCAAGGATCTTTTGTGCTTCTCGTTTTGTAAAACCCCAGTCTTGATCTTTTGCCGCAAGCGGTAAATCTTTCCATCCATAGATCAGGTGCTTTTGCTCCTTCTCCTCTTCCGCATTGGATAGCGGGTGATCTTTTGGCAAGAGGTCTGTATCGTATGGAGATCGTCTATACTTGCCGGTGCGCAATGCATACAGCAAACCATTGACGCGCCCCATGCTCCATTGGTTTGCGGATCCTACGCTGGGCCTAACTGAGGCAGGGTTTGAATAGTACGCAGCCAGCCCTCTATGATACGACGTTGCAAGATAGTTTACGTTATCGAGTTTCTTCTTTGGGTTGTCTCCATATTCCTCGTTGTGTTCTTTACCCTTTTTTTTTAAGGATTTTTGGGTTGCCTCACTCAAGGCATCCATTGCCTCTTTTGCGTTGCTCTTCAATCCATAATTTGTTTCTTGCTTTTGGATGGTCTTGAGTAGGATTTGCATGGCGCGCACGTTTTGGCCCTCCTCATCACCAACATCTTGCGCCGGTGTTTCGCGCTCATCTTGTGGGATGATTGGTGCGTCTTCCATACCCTCGAACTGATAAGCCTCAGCGGGATCCATGCCGTTGAGGATGTGTTTGGTGATCCGGTCTAGCTGTGCATTGCGTATATCCTGCAAGGCCTCAACGCCTGAGTAATCGATCTCAACACGTAAATCTTTATCAAACCGCTTGACAATCTGTGTGAGGATGTGCCCGATTCTCTTGCCGCGCTTGGTTTGTACCTCCCAATAGTTCTGCGCTTGCTGTCGCGAAACGGCAAAATTAGCACTGTTATCACCAAGAACGGAAGGAGGAACACCAAAGACCGCGCTGATTGCTTGGCGGGTATAGTCGCGCACCGCTTGGAATTCGAGATCGCGCGGGGATACCTGTAACGGCTCAATCTTTACCTGCCCACTCAGCACCATTGCACCGCCTTCACCGCTCATGCCTTTGTACGCATCGAGGATAGCACGCCTTTGCTCATAATCCCATATATCCGCTTCGTCAGCGGGTGATATGAGTATATCGGGCCGGCCTTTCTTTGCGGCATCGCTTGCGAGTTTTTGCGCGCTGATATCTGCGCTTATTTCTCTTTGTAGTGGTTGGATCCCACCAAGGCCATACAACGCATTGACACCATCGCCCCACGATGCAAGCTGCGTGTATACAACACGATCAACGGGATACTCAACAACGTTGCCAGAGTCCTCAAACTCAAAACCTTTGATACCCATGATTGGATCCGTAACGATCTTGGTTTGTTCTGGATGCAAGCGGAAAACCGAAGCGGGTATATCTGTTGATCCAGCAAGAAGTGCATAGCATCCACCGGTCAGCATGAGATCAACAACCAGCTGCTCACGAAAAGAGAACCCATCTACATAGGTACTTGGTTGCTCCATAAGATCAAGAAACGGATGTTCTTCGATGATCTCGGATCGCTCACCTTTTCCCTTGATGAGTTTGATCGGAAGTGCGGCAAGATCTTGTGATGCTCTCGATACGGCGGCATACACATACGAATGAGAAGCAAAGGCGGCCATTGAGATCTTTGCCGGATATGGATTCCTTGCACCTTGCGCCCGTTCCCAATCCGCACCATGTGCCGGTCGTTCTGGTTTGTCCACTTGCTTTGCAAATGCCTTGGTTATACGTTGCCAAAATGTAAGCGGTTTCGCGGGTAAATCTTTGCTCATCATGCCACCTCTCGAGATTACTATAGCACGATAACAAAGAGATTGCCCAAATACAACAATGGCCGCATTGCGCGGCCTTGTGTACGTGTGTTGGGTGTTATGAGATCAACCAATCATTTAGGCATTCTTTTTCTTGGGTTGTAGCTTGAAATGCCGCCTTCACTCTCTTATCCCATCCGCAAAAGAATCCAACAAACTCATTATGAGATCCGCTCACTCTTGTTATTCTTGTGCTATCGCTCACCAATCCCTTTTTACCAAGATCAGCGATTACTTTTGCAGCTTCATAAAGAGTTAGGGATTCAATGTTGGCTTGGTTTGCGATTGATCTTACGGTGTATCTTTTTTCGTATGTCATGTTGACCTCGGTTGTTGTTGGTTACCTTCTTATAATAAATGATTATATTATAATGTGCAAGTATTATTTTATTCTTTTTGAAAATAAATAAAAAACCCGCTTGTGCGGGCACTGGTTGCATGTTGTGATTACTCACCGCAAAGGCGTAACCAGTTATCTTCAAGTTCCTCCTCTTCGGTTTTTGTTGGTTGTGCTTGCACCAACTTCAATGAAGGCGCTTCACTCTTGATGTTCTTTGCGCGCAACCATGGAGACATGGAGAATTTTCCGTATGGCTCAACGTACTCACTATCGCCGTATACCTTGATCTTTTTGCGTACTGTTTTGCTTCGGTTATCGGTGATTGTAAGCATTTTGGATGTGCGCTTGATTACTGTCCAAGGCACCTTCAGGTTGCTGTCAGTTACAAAAGTCATGATATAGGTTTGCCCAACTTTGAATGTGTGTATTTTTTTCTCCTCTTGTTGTTTCCTGCAAAGTTCTGCGATCTCACTGTATGTCTGTGCGTATTCTTCCGCCGTGCCCGCATCTTCGAAGTATCGACGCATCGACATTGCGTAATTGATGCCGCGCTCAGTTCTATAAAAATCGCATCTGCCTTGCATGATTTTTCTGATGTCTTTGTTTTGTGGGCATACATCGATTCTTGATGGTGTAAAAAACTCTTTCCCATCAACAAGTACTGTGATCCATACTTTGATATAGCTTCTTGTTTTGTTTGCTAGTACATCAAAAAGTTTGTTTATGCCATCAACGGTGTAATCGTTTGTGTATTTTGTGTTATCAGCAAGATCGTTTATTCGGAAAGTTATTGTCATTTTGTTGTCCTGTTTGGTTTGGGGTTGTTGTTTGTACAGTTACTATGACATGATTATATTATATTGTCAAAAAAATAATCAACTATTTTTGTTTTTCTTTTTGAATCCTTGCAATTTCGCGCTCAAAGCCCGATCTATCAAGATCAAAAGCTACAAGTATCTCCTCGATTGGTAGTGCATCATCTTGGACCATTGCATACAAAAGATCATCGTGCATGGCTTTTGGGTATTCGCTTTTGAACACCATAACCGCATTTCTCAACCGAGCGCGCAATCCCATGATTGTAACTTGTAACTTGATCAATGCGTTGGTGCCTCTATGCAACAACCTCACAGTATCGAGCATTTGCATCTCAAGACATTGCGGATCTATTTCATCATCACTCATCGTCATACCTCATAGCAAAATCATTGTACTCTGTTATCATGATCGATGCTTGTTGAATCTGTACAAAAACGCAATCTCATAACGCAACGCATCCAATCCGTGATCATGCTGTTTATCCGGCCTATCCTTGCCTTTTGTTTTGCTCCATTTGTATTTACGAAACTCTTTGATCAGCTCTTTGCATGATTGGAACACCATGAGTGCCGGCACGCCTTCCGCATTGAGTTTCAGGCGCTCTTTTACCAGGTTGATCGTTTCAGTTACACCATAGTGTTTCGGTGCTGGCTTGGTCTGCAGTCCCAGCTCACGTGCCAACAGCAGCCGGCCGTCCTTACTCTCAGGATCTGCAACAATCCAACGCAAATCGGGATCTTTTGCGCCAAGCGCGATGATCATTCGTCCATTCTCAAGGGTTGTTTTTTCCGTCTTGTAATACTCGCGGTATACATACAGACAATCGTTATCTTGATCGTGCGCTACCCACAATGCCGCAAATGGGTTGCGTACACCAAAATCGATCGCGATGTCACGTGGCCAATGATCAGGAATCACAAACGGCTTGACCACATGCACGGCCCGATCGAACTCAGGATACACCAGCCCGCTCTGGCTCGTAAACATACCAAAAAGTCGCGCGTTTTGGCTTGCCTCACTGAGATGTGAAACAGCCCGCTTGAGCTTGTTGCTCGATATGTACGGGTTATCCAATCCGCTCAATGCATAGCGATCAAAACCGCTTGGCGGATTGTCTACAAAAAAGTCATACAGTCCACCATCC